CTGCTTTCGGCTTCTCTTCCGCGTCAGCCGACATATCATCGCCGTCGCGTTCAGCCGGCACCTCTTCCACAACCTCGTCGTCGTCCTCTTCCTGAACAACCGCGTCACCCTTGACTTTGACGAATAGCCGTTTGGTAGTGCCCGCGGCGTCCACGTACGTAAGGTCATCCATACCCGCAGCTTCTTCTGCGGTAACCCACACCGTTTGCCCTTTTTCGATAGGCTCGGGGCCGGTGGCTACAGACATATAGCGCTGCGCGCCGACTAGCTTACGTTGAACCTTATCAGACATGGTTTTCTCCTACCGTTTGAAATTGATTGCAAGCCTAGTTACGGCTTCTTGTACCAGAAAACGATGAGTTGGTTAGTGGCCCCGGTCGAACGGATACCACCAGTGTCGCTGCCCCCGGTGAGCGTAGCCCCGGACACCGTGAAAGTAGTGCCAGTCTCCGCTAGTGTGATTGCGTTACCTGCGGCACCTTCAGTAGCGGCGCGGACGGTCACAACGTTGCTGGACACCGTAGCAGAAACCGTAGGGCTGTTCTGGCACGCTGCCCACTGGTTGATCTTCGCTGCGAGGTTGGTAGCCGTAGCCGCCGCGGACGCACCGATAGTGACTTTGGTGTAGTCCTGATCTTCGCTAGGTAGCGTAGATAGCGTGAAGAGACGGCCAGCGATAGTAACCGTGTCGTTAGCTACCATGGTACCGACAGTGACCGTACCGCTGGCGGTCAAGTTGTCGATGCTAACCGTGCCGGTAACGTCAGTGATGGTACCGGCGTTGTTGTTGAGAACGGATAGCACGGTATCCGTGTTACGGATAGCGGCTAGAGCGATCTTGGTGTTCGCGGCTGCGCCCGTGAGCAAAGCGACGCGCAGGTTTTGTAGCTCACCAATCTGTCTAGCTGCGCTACCCGCGCCCGTACCGTGCATTCCGGTACCGCCGCGGCCTAGTTGGGTGTTGACTTCCAGAGGCATGTGAATCTCCTAAAGCGTAAGGGGGCTTTCGCCCCCTATGGGTTAGATATTGAGGTACTTAACCGCGGCGTTCGGGTCTTCGACTTGCAGAGCAACGCGTGCCGTCAGGACAATGATGAACTCGCGCGAACGGATATCGCGGTCAGTCTCGACGCGGATGTCACGCTGGATACCGAAAATCAGGTTCTGCATGAAAGTGAAGAAGCCTTGGTTGCCGGAACCGACGGCTGCGAGCATCGGGGCCGCATCCACCGGAACCCCGTAAGCGTTGATCGGCTGCTGCGAGGTCAGCATGGAGTCGCCGTAGCCGGTTGCGCGTTGCGCGACAACATCACGATACTTGATAGTGTTGGCAACCGACACAACATGCCGCATCTGCGCGAGGTTGCGTAGATACTTTTGCGGCATAGCCAACATACCGTTCTTGAACAGGGTCGGGGTGATACCCGCACTAGCGTTGTTGACCACGTTAGCGGTCATGCGCTTCAGCCAGCCATCGTGCAGGGCTAGGTAGGCGTCGCCAGAGGCGCTATCCGCAGCTAGCGCCAACTCTTCCAGGTCGATAGCCGCGCGCTCGGCGATGAGGCGCATGATGTGCGACTCTAGCGACTGGCCTTCGATGTTGTCTTCGAAGATTTCGTACGGCAGGCGGATTTCCGCGATGACCTCTTCGGTGCTCATTTCGATTTGCGAAGTAGTCGGAGCGGCGCGGTCGGCTTTCAGCACGTAGCGGTCGTTGCTGCCGTCGTCATTGGCGCTACCGGAAGTACGGGCGGCACGAAGGATACGGCTGGCGAAACCGATGCGATTGATTTTGCGGCGCGGCGCGGACATACGAACCACGCGCGATTGACGCAGGATCGTCGGCTGCTCCAGCACCATATCGATAAACTGGTTAGCCTGCTCCGCGTCCAGAAGACCGCCGTTGGCGTTCAAGTCCGCGATAGCTAGATCAGCACGCTGTAGAAGGGTTTGATTCGATTGGGGCATTGTAGTATCTCCTAGAGGTTACTTCATGTTTTGGCTGAACAGGCCATCGAAAATGTCGCGCTTTTGCTTCTTCGGCTCATCCGTAGCAGCAGGCGCGGTGTCGTCGTTGTCCGAGCGAACGTGGGTAGTGGACTCCACCGAATCGACACGCTTAGTGACCGCCGTAACGGTCTCGTTAAGCGTAGCGAGCGAGCGGGTGATTGCCTCAAGAGAAGCCAGCACCGCGCTATCGTTCTGATTAGCGGCAGGCTCCGGGGCAGAGCGCTCTTGGGTTTCAGTCACCGGCTTGGCGGCGATAGCCGCGGCGACCGCCTCTTGAATCATGGCTTGGGCATCAGCGCGGGTAAGGTACTCCGGCTTGTCTTCCGTGGGGGAGGTAGTACCCGGCTGATTTTGGTCGGCTTTGACAGGCATTGTTTGTTGCTCCTTCTCTTTGATGGATCGGTTAACTAAAACTACACCAGCAGGTAGGCCGTCGAGTAGATTACCTAGGTAAAGCGCAAACTGTGCCGCCGCGCGGTAGATAAGTTCTTTACGTGCAGCTACTGGTAGCTGACTGTAGAACATAATGTTATACACCACGTCCTGCAAGCGGTAAATAGCCTCGCTGGATAGATTGCAGAACTCCACATCAGCTAACGCGGCAGCAAAATCTAGCTGACCCCAGCCCCACGAACCGTAGGCAGCTTCGGAGACTACTACCGCGATGGTTTGCGGTATGTCGTCTTCCTCCGCTCGCCTAACCGACACGACAACGCCGGGTTCTAGCTCCACCTTACCGACTGTACCGGAAACCTCACCTAGACTGCGGGCGAATACGTACTGCGTGTCAGTATTGTCGATGCGGCCTTGCGCAGTGTCAATATCTTTTTGCGCGAGGTACTCGGTTACGTCCGCCTCGGAGCGAAAAACCTCTTTATCGAACGTGATTGCAATCAATTGCAATCCGGCTTCTTGTGCTCTGGTAGGGCGTTCATCGGTGCGCAGCATGGTGACTTTGCGCCCACCCCCAAGGTTAACTTCGATAGTAGGGGCGGTAGGCTCCTCGTAATCTGCGCGGCGCAGTAGTACCCGCGTTTCTTCCTCTACCACCTCATAACCTTCGATGCCGAAGTCTTTTGCCACGCTATCCACGTCTTCGCGTGCGGTACCTGCGGGGAAGCTTATGTACAGAAATGCGCTATGCGCCTCACTACGTACGCGACGCACTCTGCGTACGGGTACTGACACTTCCTCGCCCTTGTCGTTACGCACTACGCGGAAGCCGACTTGGTTTGCGGGCTTACCCACCAAGCTAAGCGCAATAGGCTCCGCCAAAGACGCTACGGATACCTCTTTGACTTTCTTCACTTTACTCATCTTTTAGTACCTCCATCAAGATTGTGTACCTATGCACATGCCCTTCGGACTCATCCGTAACCGTATGCGAGGTTATCGTGTGCGAGTGACCGCCGTTCTCCGAAGTACCCCCCGCGATAGGCCGATTGTCATCATTCACCCATACAGCAAATGTATGTGTATGCCCGTCCGTAACGTCGGGCTCGGTAGTACCCGTACGGTAGTTATCGTCTTCGTACTCTAGCACAGCAGTAATGGTAGATACTAGCGCTTCGTACGAATACCCGTTGATTTCCCCTGAAAGAATCTGCGACCATAAATCGTCATCTTCGACACGCATACCTACGACCCAAGACCCTTCCACAAAAGTTGGGTCCCCTGCGCGGGCGATGAAGGACTCGACTACGTAGATGCCTCTGTCGCGCACGTCCTCCCCGTCATGGTTCACGTCGATAATGAACCCCCGCTTCATGAAGGCGTACGCCGCCTCTACGATCTCCTTACGAGTCCAGTAATCGTTATACACGTTGGGTGCGTCAGGTACTAGAACCTCCGCCAATACCACGCGTTCCCACTCATCATCATCACGTACGTATAGTGTAGGCTGGTAGGTCATGCTCACTCCTGCCCGTGTTCGGGGGGGCGAAAACCGATGTCGCCACCGTCTTCAATGTCTTTAGTTTCCTCGGTTTTTATACCCTGCTCATCGTGCGTTTTCTGTGCGGTATTGCGGAGTGTAAGCGCGATGGGCTGATCCATCCACGGCTCCCAGCCTTCCTCCCCCGGCTCAGGGTAGAACGCTATTTCAGTGCGCAACGCGCTAGCTGCGGCTTTTTGTGCACTGCGCGGAGTGAGAGCGCCCATGACGTTAAGCGCGGTTAGTGCTTTCAGTAGCGTCTCCGGGTTTGTGATCGACGGGTTTTTGCTGCGAAGCTTTACCGTCTTCAGCCCTAGACCGTAGCGTCCGTTGATAACCGTTTTGTTATAGACCTCATCGTAGGCCCCGCGCTCGGGGGCATACACCTGCGACTCCGCTACGAACATACTGGTGTTAGCGGTAGCGAAGTTGACATCCTGCGAAAGCCCAAGCACTACGGGCGGTAGCCGGAAAGAGGATCGGATTTTCTCCTGATTACCGTCATCGTACCCCTTAAATAGCGCGTCACTCGGGCGGGAGTCAGTAAGTTTATCAATCTTGAGGCTTACACTACCCTTGCCGTCCAGAGACTCCACCTCCGGTACGGCCTCTACTAGCAGAATCTGGTTCTGCCGTTCTTTACCGACGCCTTGAGAGTTGAGTAGTTTTTTCAGGGATACAAAAGACTCTCGGGTTAGCCGCCCACCAGATACCGAGAGGATCATAGGCGGTACAGTATTCTCTTCAAAATACCGTAGATTTACCTCCTCGGCCTCGCGCGACCCCAGAATGGCGGGAATCTGGTTGGCCCACCGCGGAACCCCGTACTGGTCCGGAGAGTTAAACCGGAAATGTATAAGTTCCGTAGCTTCCCTGCCTTTCGGTACGCGGTACCCGTCCCGCTCAAACCGGCCAGTGGTCGAGTCTAGCTTTCTAGGGTCGCCAAACTCTTTGAAGTACACAGAAGCACCGCCGACCGTCTGTACAAAAATGCGGTACTTCCGTATTTCTCGTACAAGAGACACCCGCGGGCCGCGCGCCACATCGTACTTAACAGATACCGGCTCCGGGTCTTTTGGGCAAAGTCTGACAGTATGGCTATGTATATGGCGAAGAATCGAGGGCCTGGATTTCTGGTCGCGTACCACCTCGACAAAGGCGAAGCCTACGGACTCCTTGTTATTTACTACTTTAGCGTGCAGCTCCGCGAGGCTTTCGTCAGAATTAGGGCTCTCTATGAACGACTCAAGCAGTTCTTTTTCCGCGGAGTCCATAGGGACATCCGGGTGTGCGCGCACTACCTCAAAACCGCTACGGCCCACATTAGTAACCATAGCATCGATACATTGAGGCAGTATGTTACTGATAGACAGCATGTATAGAAGTTTGCTTATGTCAAACGGCGGGGCTATGGTAGTAACACCCCCCGCTATCGCTGAGCCGTATGTCTCGTCTAGCTGATTTGACATATCTGCGCGGCGCTCTCGGGACACCGTTATGGCACGAGCGCTAACGCTGACCCCCGGCTCCTCGCTACGCTTACGACGAATTCTTCGTTCCATCAGACACCCCCCCGACGCGTAGGCGTATACACATAGCCCCGCTCCCGTAGTACCTCATTTATGCATACACGTACAGTATCGCTCTCCTGCGTATACATACGCACGATCCACCCGCCTTTACCTTCAGATATAAGCTCTATCAGGCAACGCCCTGCGAGTGCTGCCTTGCACTCATCGCGGAGTGCCCCCGCTTCGGTATCCGGTGCAGCCTTGTACGCATTAGGCGTATCTACGCCAAATAATCTTGCGCGCACGCGCTTAAAAAGCCCATCTACGCCAAGATTTACTAAAAGAATATAGTCATCAGCGGAGTGTACTTCTTCGACCTTTGCGCAGAACGTTTTAACGATTTCCCCATCCATAGTATCACTCGTCTTGTGAGTTATAAGCGATACAGAATATAGTGCCGGGGGGAGTAAAACGCAACAGAATTTAGTATGGGCAATAAAAAACCCGGCATATAGCCGGGTTGCAATCGATTTCAAACAAATATAGTGGGTGATTTGTCGTGCGATACCTTGGACCGATTTACTTAGCTGCGTATGTCTCCCCTCGTGCGCGGATGTCCCTTGCACAGCTTCCCGCAACGAGCTGGTATTCGTACTCGTCAGCGATTTCAGCGCATGCCTCGCGCTCCGCGGATGCGACTAGTGCGGCAAAGCGGCGCTGTTTGTCGATGGTCTGCTCGCGCTCCG